AATGGCAGGGTTAGGCTCATCTTTCCCCTCGCACTCTTTGGAGCACGGGGAGAACAGCCGAACCTTCATAGCATCTATGTGGGGTTGGCGAAGATATTCGCGTTTATTTAAAGGAGTTTCGACTCCCCAAATCTCCGAATTCTTCAGTCCTACTGTGAAGAGCATCTCTTCGCAGTAGAACGCACCTCGAGAACTTATAAAGTTCTGCGGCCACGATACGGACATTCCGTTAAGACCGTGGTTCGTCGTAATACGGCGAAGGTACTGGATGGGGCCTTGACCAATGTGGTCATCCCCAGAACACGCAAAATGACGCCACGGTTTTGTGGCAGCACCTTTTGCTGACGACAGATGCAGGAGCAGCTCCGCATCTGTGGCCCCCAGTTTTCCAAGCTGGGATCGAATAAAAGCTTCCCACTCAGCACAAAGGTTGTGCAGAGTTAGAACTAATTTCGCCCCGGGGTCTCCCATAAGGATACCGCGGGTGGTGAGCATGTCCTGGAATTCATCCAGGTCATTCTCATAGCGTCTACTCGAGCATAATAAGCTCTTCGACGCCCGGAGGTACTCGGAGTTTTCTCCGAGTCCGTCCATGAACCCATCGACCATCGCTTCAGAGTACTCATGAGTACAATAATCTGTTGCGGTTGTTAGATCACTACTTAAGAAGTACGTGGTCTGGTTCTTGACGGGGCCCGCATTGCGGAGCCTCTTCACCCATTCATACAGTTGCCACCCGCGGGTCAAACCCGCGGTTACTGATGGATGGAGTTTAGCCAAACCTAAGAGGTGGTGGCTAAACGGTTGGAGGAAGATTGTTAGCCAATCTTCACCAACAGTAACTATGCGCGATTTTGCGCCTGGTTCACCGATCGCACTAGCTTTTATGCTTGGTGCGACCGGACCAGTTCTTAACTGGTCCTCCGACTTATACGGGCTGCCTAGAAGACAATGGTTTCTTAAACCTTCTTCTATGGACCACTGTAACAGTTGATAACCTGTTACGGCGTCCAGTCCATATAACGGATCCTCGTATTTGAAATTTTCAAAGTCGAGTATCATGTCTTCGGCACTTTCGCCGAATTCGTGATGTGGACTATGCACAGGTTCGTACCTGCACATAGTTTGCCACCTCGGCCTTCCGGCTATTAGCCGGTAAGGACGACCAAACCATGTCTCCTCTTCGGAGTCAAGACTTGGAATATGATTTGCCCAGACGCGGAATTTTACCGCTACCTCGGCAGCTCTACCTCCTTCTTTCACGCTCGAATCAATCGAGGCTGATGAAGTTAGAGATAGATGCCCCAATGATTTAAAATTCATGGGTTTCAACTCTTTTACAGAACGCCCGATGAGGACGCTGAGACGTCGGAGCAAGGCTCGACGTTCTTCTGTAATGACAGGCTTAGAAGTTAAAGTCTCTGCGTGCTTACGCAGAGACACTTCACGAGTCTTTTTGTTACCAGCAGGAAAGTTCCTGCCGGTAACGAGATGAAGAAGACGGGTTGATTCCGCCTTCGACATCACACCGCGCTCCCAGACTGGTTTCAG